AGTGATTGTATCAAGAAGAAAAATAGCCAAGAAACTTTTTGGTACTGCTACTCCTAGTACGGATCAACTTGAAGAACTGTCGGAAGACAATCCTAAGAAATTCAAAGAATGGAGAAAAGGACTAGGAGTCTTAAACAAAAAAGCTAAGTTAGTTATAGAAGATAGTTGGGTAGACAGTGGATTTGATGTAGTTTCTGTTTCTAAAGCTAACAAACTTTGTAAATCTATAGGAGTACAATCACCTATTGATCCAGGTTTTGAAGGAATGGTTTCAATGGGTGATACACCCGCTAAGATCTTTAGTTTTTATACATCATCAGGATTAAAACTTAATGCTAATCCTGGTCCTAGCGTTAAAATGAATCTTGATTATAAAGAAGGTAGTAGAGCAAAAGGTGAGGGTTTTTATTGCTCTGCACTTCCAGAAGGTTCTTTTACTAATGAACGTGTAAAGTTTTATACTTTAGATCATGAGAAGGATTCCTCTGAAAAGATATTCTTTTCGGTATTACAAGTCTTTGATGTAATAGAAGATATCCGTGATACCCTTTCTGAAGATATAGAATCTAAAAAGCTTAAAACTAAGATATCTGCTACAATAGCTAGACTAGCAGATTTAACTTGCGGAAGGATGGGTAACCGAAGATCAGAGATAGTTAAAAAAGGACAATTAGATAAAAAAGGAAATCCAGCGAGACCGGTATATGGATTGCATAACTTAAAATCTAAACATTTCAAATGGAATAAGAAGAAAAAGTGTTTTATTATTTCTTATGTAGGAAAAGGAAACAAAGATCAAAAGAAGTTTGTTTATGATGAACAAGTTATTAAAGTACTTAGACAACTCTTGAAGGGTAAAGAAAAAGAACAATATGTGTTCTCCTTAAAAAAACATGGCAAGACTCCAAGGGAGTCACAAAGAGTAAATCGATACTTAAAAACTATAGGGTTTCCGGGAGGAAACTTGCACAAGTTTAGACACTATCATGCTTGTAGAATATTTAGAGAGTTTATGGAAGAAGCTTTCAAAGAAGATTGGGATGATGATGAAGTACTTGCAGAGTTCAAAGAAACGATAGAAAGGATTGCAGGAATGTTAGGAAATACTCCTGCGGTTATTATTAAGAACTACCTTTCACCCCTACTCTCTAAAGAATACTTTGAACATTTCAATGTGAGTCCACCTAAGACTGTTAAAAATGTTATCGAAAATAAGATAACAGGTAGTTACTCTGAGGGGCTGTAAAATCATGAAATATGTTCTTATTAAGTCTACGGTTGAATACCAAAGGAATGATAGAGTTATCGTTAGAGTTAAAAAGGAATTCTTCAGAGCTCTCATCCAAAAGGTAAAGAAAAATAAGGTTGCCGTTCTCTTAGACACAGGAGCAGAAATTACTATCCCTATGAACAAAGTGAAAGGTTTCACCTCTAAGAAACGAAATCCTAAGCCCATTCCTAAAGATAAGGTGGAGAAAAAACTGAAAAAGAAAAGAATTACAGGTATAGATAAAGAAGATAAAGAAACTAAGATAAGGAAAGTTTCGGGTAAAAAGTCTAAGAAGATTAATATCAATAGATTAAAACAAGATCCAGACAAGTACATACCTGGTTTGAATGTAAAACAGATAGTTAAGATAATGGATAACGCAGCAGATTATTATTACAATACAGGGAAAATCTTAATTTCTGACGAAGTTTTCGACAAGTTGGAAAATGAACTCAGGGAAAGAGAACCAGGACATCCTAGGTTAAAAAAAGTAAGAGCCCCTATAAGAACTACTATGGAAAAAGTAAACCTTCCATATTACATGCCTTCACTTGATAAATTAAAGCCAGACAACAATTCAATCGAGAAATGGACTTTTAAGTTTGAGGGTCCTTATCTTGTTATGGACAAAATGGATGGTGTAAGCCTATTAATAGACGGGAAGTCTAACAGCTGGAAGCTTTATACTAGTGGTGACGGAAAAATAGGACAAGATCTATCTTATCTAGCGCCTTTTTTAAAGTTACCTAAACCGAAGTCTGGGATAACTGTTAGAGCTGAGATAGAGATAAAAGATTCTGCTTTCAAAGCACTCAAGTCTAAAGATGCTAATCCTCGTAGCACGGTTTCAGGTATAACGACTAGTAAAAAGGTAGACGGAAAGAAACTAAAATCTACTGATATTATTGCTTATGAATTAATAAATCCTGTTTTAAAACCTAGTGACCAGATGAAGAAATTAAAATCATTAGGTTTCAAGGTTGTTAAACACAAAATAGTGGACAACATAGATGCAGGAACACTTTCTAAATTCTTTGAAACTCGAAAAGGGAAATCTGATCATGCAATTGACGGCTTAGTTATTTCTCAAGATACTAGGCATACGAGAACAACGTCTGGAAATCCAGAGTATTCTAAAGCCTTTAAGATGAATATAGCAGAAAATATTGTTAATGTTGTAGTTAAAGAAGTACTTTGGAGACCTAGTAAATGGGGATTCCTTAAACCTAGAATTAAGATAAAACCTGTAACATTATCTGGTGTTAAGATAACCTATGCAACTGGCTTCAATGCTAAATTCATCAGAGAAAACTCTATAGGACCAGGTGCTATAGTTAAGCTGGTTAGGAGTGGAGACGTCATTCCACATGTTCTAGAAGTTTTAAAACCTGCCAAGAAACCTCAAATGCCTGACAGAGATTATGAATGGACAGACACTGAAGTGGATATCTATCTTCCTGGCAAAGAGCAGTCAAACACAGTAAAAATAAAATTTATTTCTTCCTTCTTTAAGACTATAGGAGTTGAAGATTTTAGTGGTGGTTTAGTTTCTAAATTGTATGAGGATGGACTAGACACGATAATGAAGATAGTCAAAGCAGACAAAAAGAGACTACTAACTATTCCAGGAATAAAAGACAAATTAGCTACAAAGATTACAGAAGGAATTAAAAAACGGCTATCGCAAGTAGAACTTCATAAGCTTATGTTTGCTAGTGGGGAATTTGGTAGAGACTTAGGAAGTCGTCGTATCAAGTTGGTTTTAAAAGATTACCCTAATGTCTTAACAGCAGACTGGGGTGAAAAGAAACTTAGACAAAAACTTTTACAGGTACCTGGATTCTCTACCAAGCTGTCCAACTACTTTGTTCAAGGACTTCCTAAATTTCAGAGTTTTCTTAAAAAGATTAGACCTTACATTAAAATAGTTAAACCTCAAAAGATTAAAAGAACCAGTTCTAGTTTACGGGGACAGAAAATTTGTTTTACTGGATTTAGAAACAAAGAGTTAGAGAAATCAATAGAACAAGCAGGTGGACAGCATGGGAACATGTCTAAAGACACTACTATTCTTCTGGTCAAAGATTTATATTCTACCACTAAAAAAATGCAGAAAGCAAGGGAACTTGGAGCAAAAATAATGACAGAAGACAAGTTCAGAACCATGTTTAGCTTGTAGGAGGGAAGTTCATGGAATACGTTACCGTTAAAGGAGCAAGGAAAGCCCGACTAAAATCTGTGAAGTCTTTAAATCTCAATGCTTTGGCAAAGGCTGCTCAGAAAGTGTATGATGATTGGGAACAAGATGAAGAAGGTTATTCTGAGGAATATGGTACTGGTGGAATATGTCAAGATATTGCTAGTGAAATAGCAGATAAGTTGAATGATAAGGGTATAGATTGTACAACTGTTTCTGCTCAGATGGGTGAACAGCATGTTTGGATAGTAGGTAAGTTTAAAGAAGGAATTTATGAAATTGATATTTATCCTCAAACTTATGAAAGAGGTGGAGGCTATACTTGGAAGAAAGTACCAAAAGTAAAATTTTCCCGTAGCGATTTGATTGTAGATATGTTGTCCCCTGATCCAAAAGATTTTGATGACTACTGTGAAAATTGAGAAACTATAATTTGTAAGGGGAGTTCATGAAATACGTTAGAATTATTTCAACTAGAAAAGGTAGTTATTTAGACAAACAGGTTATACCTATAGTAGGTGATATTGTTTGGGCTTTGATTGGATTTGTTGAAAAAGTTGTTAAAGGAAAAATAGTTTCTATATCTGATATAGACAGAAAAGGTCTCGCTAATACCTATATTGATATCATTAGCAAAGGAAAAAAATATCACGTGAATACTATGAGTATTTTTGATCATAAACCTAAGAGGGTAAAGAAAAAAGACAGATATGGTGAAGTAATAATTTGGCAGTAATAGAAAGGAGGAGAGTTCATACTAACAAGAAAGTTGAAGAGATAGAAAAAAACCATAGAAAGTTAAAAGGGAGAAATCATGCAAATAGAATCAGTTCATCTTTACGCAAAGATAGTTTCTAAGAAGACTAAAGAGAATAGGATGTTTTTTGGTGAGGATATTTCTTATAGCTTATATAAAGACTCCTCCAAAGAAGAGATGGATAACAGCGTTAGAAAGCCCTACATACTTACTTTCGACTTTCCTGAAGGGAAATTCAATTGTGTGGTAGTGTGTATCCGTAAATCGGTAGAAGAGTCTTTACAGGGGAATAATAAGTTAATCTGTGTGGTTGCTCCTGAGAGTTCTCTTTATATTTTAAATGCTTCCGGGCAGAACATAGATTCTCTTCACTGCTAAGATCTCATGACTTATCGATTCCCAGAGTATCCAGAAAACTGGCAACAGATAACTAAGATAATTAAGAAGAGGGACAACTATACCTGTCAGAAATGTTTGACAAAGTTTCCTAAAAGCTCAAAATCTCTGAGAGTTCATCATGTGATTAGCTTATCTAAAGGTGGTAGCAATGACCCTATTAATCTAACAACGATATGCAAAGACTGTCATGACTTAGAGCATCCACATTTGAGAGCTAGAATAGATCCAGTTTTTAGAAAACAGTTAGTCTATAATAAATACAAATCCAAGTACCGTCCTAATGGATTTAGAAGACATAAATCCTTTGGAAGTAAATCATGAAATCTAGCTTTTAGAGTAACTTTTTCGTAACTTTGAAAAAAGTATCTTGGCTGAAACTAGCAATCTAGGTACGGTTTAACCCTACTCCTATTGACTCTGTACTATGGTTAACCTAGTCCCAGAGAGGTGGGTTTTCAAAACACGTGTTTTACACTAGTTTTTGAGAACTGTCTCTAAGAGTGTCGATTAACCGGGTTTTAGTAAAAACAAGAGAATCTAAGTGTTACCCTATGGAGGTAAATCATGAAACATAGAATTCCTGAACTGATATCTAAAGTTGTTGAAGATGCTAGAAATGATAGGGTTTCTTTAACTGTGTCTGGTAATATTAAAATTTCTGCATCTCCTGCTAGCGAGGCTCTAGGGCAGGTAGTCCAAGCCCTACAGATATTTGTTAACATTAGTAATGGTGAGAACGCTGCTTTGAAAACAGCCCCCGATGAAATACAAGAAAAAGCTCAATCTCTGATTTCAGGCACTAAAAACTTGATTGGCATGATTAATCAAATGATTGGCCTGAAACCTGAAGAGGTGGCAGAAAAGGAAGAAGTAGTAGAAAAGGAAGAGGTTAAAGAAGAACCCGAAAAGAAACCTGTTGAGGAAGAGGTAGAAGAAGAGGGGTAGAAATTAAATCATGAAATATGTTATCATTATAGGTACGAAAGAAATTAAGTATGAAGTCATTAAAAAGGATAATAGTGACTTTTTAAAAAAACTATTTTGGAATTTTCAAGATACCAAAGGATGGACACTTAATTTTGGAATTAGTGTACCTATTGTCGTTGCATATTCTGGTGCTACTAAAAACCCAAAGTTTATAGGATATATTCAATATACAACCTTATCTTATCAACCTGAAATTCTTAAAGCAAAAATAGATATAACTTCTAGAATTAAAAATAAGTTACCGATTTTAATTAAATTAATATCCTTATTCAAATCTGAAGTTAAAAAGATAAAAAATTTAACTACATTTAGAATGGAAAATGCTACAAAAGAAGGAGAAAGATTAGGAAGACTCCTCAGTAAAAAACTTGGGTTAAAATTTGAAATGAAAAGGTAACCATGAAATATATCCAACTAACTGTTTCTTTAAAAGATAGAATACTTTTCTTGTTTTACTCTCTGATTTCAGAAAAGTATCTTACACGTGCTCCTTGTCCTCATTATAAACCTGAAATCAAAAGTGAAACTATAGATAAAACTAGGAGTGAGGATAATAAAAAAGAAGAACCAGTTGCGATGGAGGTTCTTTTTTTTGATCTAGCACAGAATGGTCAGGAGTTAATCGTTGGAAATGGAAAAAAGACCTAAACTAGAAGATTTCTTATTAAGAGAGCGAGGAAGTATGGACACTGAAAAGAAAGCTGTAGAAAGCAAGCCTAACAAATCTAAGTATGGAATCGGTTTTGATATTGGAACAGGATTCCTAGTTTCTTCATACTTTGAGGGAAGTGATCTAAAATACAAATCCATAAGAAATTGTTTTGTAACTATAGATAAAAAACTTTTCCGTCCTTCTTTATTTGGAAATACAGTTAGCTACATAGACAGAGGTGATGATATCGTTATAGTGGGAGACGATGCCATGGAATTTGCAAAGATAAGGAATACGGCAGCTCAAAGACCTATAGCAAGCGGTATCATAAATCCCAATGAAAGAGAATCTGTTTCTATCCTAAAAGAAATCTTCAGTCATATGATTAAACCTTGCATTAAAACACTCAACGAGAAACTAGTGTTCTCTGTTCCAGGAAAGAATATAGGTAATCCTGATTTTGATGTTTCCTATCATACTATGTCTTTGCAGTCTTTATGTAAATCTTTTGGAGTGGAAGCAGAACCTATTAATGAAGCGTATGCTGTAGCTATTTCTGAAATCGGAGGATCTACTTCTCCTCTTACAGCCCTTTCTTTTAGCTTCGGGGCGGGATTGGTAAATATTTGCTTAACCTACAAGGGCATTCCTTTGTTTGAATTCTGTATAGATAAATCAGGAGACTTTATTGATAAACAAGCAGCTAAAGGTGTGGGAGAGTCTGAGTCGGTGATGTGCCATATTAAAGAAAAAGAACTAGACTTAGCAGCTAGTGAATACAAAGTATCTCCAGAAGAGAGAGCTCTAATGTTTAGTTATAAGTTTGTTGTGAGAAATACTCTATTAGAAGTAAAACATGCCTTTACACAAACTAAAAATGTTAGAATTCTAGAAGAAATACCTATAATTCTTTCAGGGGGTACAATCACTGTAAAAGGATTTCTTGACTTGTTTAAGAGTGAACTAGAAGCAACTCCTTTGCCTTTTAAAGTAGGATCCATAACTTTTGCTAAAGAACCTTTGAGAGCTGTAGCTAGAGGATGTCTCTTGGATGCCAGTAGTCGATATAATGAGGAGAGTTCATGAAACTCATAAAATTGAAATCTATAAACTCCCCTAGAATCTTCTGTGATATGGATGGAGTACTAGCAAATTTCGATAAAGGTGCGAGTAAACTCTTTCCTAAAAGATGGAAGAGACTTATCGTACAAAATCCAGCTCTGTTTTGGAAGACGGTCTCTGAAAAAGGAACAGAGTTCTGGTCGGAGTTGTTGTGGATGCCAGGAGGTAAGAAACTCTGGAATTTTATTAAAAAATACAATCCCACAATTCTTTCTTCTCACCCTAGAGAAAAATATACCTGCGAACAAGGAAAAAAGCTTTGGCTAAAGAAGCACTTGGGAAAGAAATTCTCTAAGAGAGCTATTATCTATCCTAAAGCCTTGAAACCCGGCTATGCAAAATCTGGAGATATTTTGATTGATGACAACAGAATCACCATTAAAAATTGGAAGAAAGCTGGAGGCATAGGAATTTTACACAAAAAGTCTGAAGACACGATTAAAATCTTAAGAAAACATCTGGAGAATCCATGAAACTCATTAAAATTTCTAATAGAACGGTAGAGGTTCTTAGTCTAAAGGTAGACCTAAGAGGGAAAGATAAGAACAGGATGCTTATCGCTAACGGACTACTCACAGAGATAGTTAATGCTGTCAAAACTTCAGGCAAAGAGGTTGAAGACTTAGCTAACAAACTATCTAAGATTCCGGTAAAAAAGTTAGAAGATGAGTTTGGAAAGTTTGTGGGTAAAGGGACTACCAGGGCAGTTTTTAGGAGAAAAGACGTAGTAGTTAAAAGAGCTATTAACAAGAAAGGATTAATACAAAACAAAAGACAATCGGACGTTTACAAGACTGGCAAAAAGAAACTTTTATCCCCGGTATATACTCTTTCAGACAACAAAAAGATACTTGTCATGAAAGATGTCCCACCCCTTAAGAAACAAAAATGGTCTCCAAAAGAAATGAAAGAAATCGGGATGATTTTGAGAAATCAAGAGGTAGAAAATATTTTAGAAGAAGAAGTTTCTGTTCCTTATGTCTTAACAGGCCCTAAGTGGAAATGGTTAGACAAGTGGGAGTGGGGAGATGGATGGTCTAATGTAGTAACTGAAGACGGAGAAGCAGGGTTTATAGGAGATCTAGTTAAACCTGACAGTTGGGGTAGAGATGAGAAAGGTAATCTTGTCCTAGTGGACTACGGGTACTGACATGAGATCAGATATCTATTATAGAATAACTAGGACTAGACAATTTTTGTGGAACAACCGTTGGTCTAGGATAGTTGTTATGCCTAAAAAGAATTTTTTTGTACTACCATATGAGAGACCGTATCATAGACATCACACTAATCTTTGGATAGATTTCTTGAAAACTAAGCACAAAAAAAGTAGATTATTTCTTCACACCGTTAAGATATGGCACATTAGAAAGAGGACTAGAGTTTTGACTAATTGGAAAGGTGAACCTCTGTATGAGGTTATGATCAACGTTAGGAATTATGGACACAAAGAAGTTTTAAAAACCGTTCCGGTGTGAAAATAGTTAATAAGAGGTTGAACAATGAAATTGGTTACTGTTAAAGCAGAATCCCTTAAGTATCTAACGATATCTCTTCCCAAGCCCACTCCTGAGATGGTTAGACAATATAGAGAAAGAACTTCTGAGCACATTAACAGAGTTAGAAAGAATTTAAAGAAAATTGCTAAGAAGTACGGTAAACGAGTTAAGAATCAACCTTACACTAACCCAGAGAATTTGTCTAGGAGAGGACTTCTTCACGATAAATCTAAGTATTCTGATATGGAAAGGATTCCGTGTATCTGGTTGACTTGGTATCACTACAAGAAAAATAAGGATGAAGACTTTATTTATCCTCCGGGAGTAGAAAGAGTTGTTAAAAAAGCTAATAGGCATCACGTTAACACTAATAGACATCATCCAGAATATCACGCTAGTCCCACTGATATGACGTATGAGGATCTTAGCGAGATGGTTGCAGACTGGGCAGCAATGAGTCAAGAACTAGGTACATCTTTGAGGGAATGGGTTAAGGCTAATCTAAAGAATTGGGATTTTAAGAATGAAGACAAAAGATTCATTAATGAGTTAGTAAAGATGTTTGATGATGGAGGTGATAATGTTTAAGCTCAATGCCGAGAGAATTTTAGGTTTTGTTCAACCTAAAACAAAGATAGAGTCTTCAGCGGTGAATACTCTTATCAATGTTGTTCAACCGAACACAAGTGTTGGAGTTTTAGAGGGCATGACATCAAGTACCAGTGAACAAGCTCTCAATTCCTTATACAGAGAAATTTATCTGTATGACACTACCGCAGGTCCAACAGTAGACTTACTTTCTAATCTTCCTTGGTCTAACTTTACTTTAACTGGAGTTAAAGATCCTAAGATTCTAAAGATATATGAAGACACTATGGAGGAACTCGGGGTCGTTAATCTAATGATTGAGCTGTCTGTTTCCTTTTTAGTACTAGGAAAAGTAATAGGATCACTTCTTTTTGATGATAATAGAGGACTCTTCACTGATTTAGCTATTTTTAATCCAGACGATTGTGAGATTACTCCAATTCCATTACGTGGTTACGACCCAAAGATAGATCTAAAAATAAGCGGCGAGATGAAAAAGTTTTTAAGATCTACCGACCCCAGAGATAAAGAAGCTAAGTCTGAAATCCCACCTAAGTTAATGTCTCAATTATTAAATAAGGCTAAGATAGAATTAGAACCTTTAAACACTTTGTATTTAGCTAGATCATATGTTCCGGGTATTCCTAGTATTAGTTATTATACTAGAGTTCTCCCGATTTGGTTGATAGAAAAAGCTTTGATGCGAGGTACTATTATAGGATCTTGGAGACGGCAACGCAGCATTCTTCATGTTGTAGCTGGTGATGATGAATGGGAACCTACAGATGATCAACTAGCTAACATTACTTCCTTGTTTATTAATGCAGATCAAGATCCTCAGGGTGCTGTTATTACAACTAGAAAAGGAGTTGAAGCTAGTGAGCTCCGTTCTGGTTCTGACTTCTGGAAGGTAAGTGACGAGTGGGATATTTTTTCTAATGCTAAGATGAGAGCCTTAGGTGTGAACGAATCTTTCCTCTCAGGAGAGACTAGTTATAATTCTATGGAGGTGGCACTTAGTGTTTTTATAGAAAACCTTAGAAACTATAGAGAATTTATGACGAGGAATGTACTTAACGATAAAGTATTTCTTCTTCTTGCTAAGTACCATGGTTTCAAACATAGAACACAAGCAGAACTTTCTCACCATATTAGAATAGAGTCTAAGCATGACAAATATAGAATTTTTGGATCAAAGAATCTAGCTAATTCATCTCAATATATTACTCCTAGTGTTCAATGGCACAAAGACTTAACTCCTAGATCAGATACAGATTACCTAGAGATATTAGGTACTGCTGAAGAAAAAGGAATTCCTATCCCTTTAGCCATGATTGCTAGTGCTGCAGGTGTTGATATTGACGAAGTTTTAGATTCAACAGCACAAGATATTATTTTGAGAAAGAAAATTAAAGCGTACAAAGACAAAATAGCGGCAATCGGTGATACTGAAGAAGGAGAAGGTGGAGGAATGTTTGGGAAAGTAGATCTTAAAGATCTTCCAGATGAAAAGATTCTAAAAGCCAGAGAGGCAGCTGGATTAATTCAAGGTAGTAAAAATATAAAAGGAAAATCTTGTTTAAATTTTTAGGGGGACTAAATGCAAAAAGTTATGATATATGGATCGTCTATTATATCGAGTTCGAAAAGTTTTTCGCTTTTTAAGAAAGAGATAATCACAGCAAAAGATAATGGAAAGATTAAAAAGCTTGTTAACTTAAAAGACGAAGGGTTCAAGAATCTTGTAGATATTTCTTGGCTTCCCTTTGCCTCTAAGAAGTACTGTATCTCTTCTAGTATTGATGATTACGTAGTCACTCCTGTAGGTATAGTTACCTCGGATATTCCTAACAGAAATTCTCAGTGTTTTTCTATGGCCTCTCTAGTTGAGTTTGATGTTAATCAAAAGGTCCAAAGATACAAAACATTTGTAGGGGCTCCTACTTTTGAGGAACATAGAAATTCTGACGAAACAAAAGCTAAAGGTGTTAACCTAGATGCTAACTTAACTAATGTTCCTTATTATAAGATAGCTAAGGTTAATGTTCTAGCAGCTTTTGATAGAACAAAAGACAGAAGTCTAGCTCTTGATATTTTAAAAGGTGAGAAAAATGCTTATTCTATGGGAGCTCTTTGTGGAATTTTTCAATGTAGTATTTGCGGAGGTGTATTAGGGCCTTCCATAAAAAGGACTTGTAGCTGTAAAGGCAATTTCGATAATCTTAAAGAGTATGGTAGCATCGTAAAAGGAAAACTACACTATATATTTGCTGTTGATCCAGTGTTCGTTGAATTAAGTTCTGTTGCAGACGCAGCAGATACTACAGCCATTGGTGAAGTTTTTTCTTAGGAACACTCAGGATAGTAGAAGAATCCTTATCTAAGACGTGAGATGGTACAGTTTTATTTTAGTTTATTTTTGTGAATTGTATCAGGGGCAAGTGTGTGTTTAAGAAACTGATAGCCTTTTTTGAAATGGAGGCACTATGGTACTGTAGAAAGGAGGATGGTGTCATTATTTTTTTAAATTTGATGTTCAGGGAGGTGGGATAATGGCGAGAAAAAAGAAGTACAGTCTCTTTACAGCTTCCTCTAAAGGTCAGTTATTCCGATCTAAGTGTGAAGGATGTGGAGAGACAATTGTAGTAGGAGCGATTGACAAGTTTTGTCCTTTCTGTTTTGAAGAAATTTCTCTTGGAGCACCTGTTAAAACAGCGTCTCTAAGAGCTTCTTTGGAAAGTCCTAGACTAAAGTGTGGTACTTGTAGTAGTAAGATTTATTCAAATTCATCTTTAAAGGATGAAGATCTTTCTAACCGAGTATATTGTACTGTCTGTGGTTCCTCGGAAGTAGAAGTAATATCAGAAGAAGAAAATAGTGAGGAAGAAGTTAACATTGAAAGAGCAGAAGATGGAGAGGTTAACACTGAAGAAGTTAACACTGAAGTAGAAAAAATTGAACCAGAGATAGTGGAGGAAGATAGAGAAGAGGAGGAAGTTCAAGATGCACTTTCGTCTGATTCTTTAGGGATCGAAGCTAGTTTGATTTCTTCTCCTGAACCCACATGGGTATTTTTTAAAGGTGGAGTACCAGCTTTTAAACTTGTTAAATCAAAGACTCCTGTAGCTGCACATCCAATCTTTGACACCGACCAGTTTCTAGAAGCTTTCAAACAAAGAGCCAAGGAAACTAGTCTTACTTCTACAGTCAAAGAATTTAATGGTGATGTATTTGAGTTAGGAGAAGTATTAAGTTCTCTTGATCTCGAAGAGTTGGCCTTTGAAAGACTTCAGTCAACAGTTATTCCTAAGTTTCTCGATTGTCTAGCGTTGTCTATAGAAGGAGCTGTTAAAGGAGTTTATCCAAGCCTTAACAAGCAACTTAAAGCAGCATTTTTTGATGAACTGGTAGCGAGGGGACTTACTGATTCAAAAGCTATAAGTGCTGTTGAATCTGCTTTTACAGCTGCTGGATCAGACGTGTTTACTGCGTTGGTTTCTAAAGCAACTGAATTGATGTACAAGAAACCTGAAACTTACAAGGAGATTAAATCTACTATTCAAAGTTCAGGAACAATTCATGGAGAATTGCAAATTTCTGAGGAAGATCTGGAACAGAAAGAGGTCGAAGAAAAGTTGAGAGCAGGTAACATTAATTTTAATCCTTCAAAAAATGTTTTGCCTCTATCTGTAATAAATCCTATTGCAGATAAAACAATAGCATCTTATAGGGAACGGATTTCTTTTAGGAAGTAACTTCGTAGATTGAAAGAAATCTTTGAAAAATTTTTAAAAAGGAGGGAAAGTGTATGTTGCATTTAGACGGAAAAACCAGAATCAGTCAAAGCAAAGAGTTTCCTATTTCTACAGGAGAGGTTGTTGCTGCTGAGGGAGTTGCCTTAATGCAGGTTCTGGAAGATGGGGAGGAGTGTGTCAAGCCTACTACCGCTGCAGGGACTGAAATTTTTGTTGGCTTTTCTTATGGTCAGACAATGACCCCTGTCACTAAGAGTAATGTTGAGGATTTAACCTGTCCTGCTGTTGCCACTTATACGGTAACTTTGGAAAAAGAACCTATCGCAGCGCAAATTTACATTGTTAACAGTGCCGGTACAGCACAGACGGCTGGTAATCCTGCTGTTGCTAATCAGTATAGTATTGTAGCAAAGGTTGTTACTTTTCATGCAGGACAGGCAGGTCTAGTAGAAACTATTACTTATCGTTACAGTCCTACTGCTGTTGAACTTCAGTTTGAAGACAAGTTGGATCTCACTTCTTTTGCAGCTACAGATTATGTAAGTTCTATAGGAGCAATTTTGCAGGGTGAAATCTTTACGGATCAGTTTGATGCAGGTGTAGCTTGGGCAGGAGGAGCAGTAGTTAAGTGCGGGGCAAGTGGAATCGTTACTATTGGGGGTGCGGGAGCTACAATTTCTTGTGTGGTTACTCACGTTCCTACAGTCGAAACTCCTTTTCTGGGGCTTCGGTACTAGTACTAGTACTAGTGATATTTTTTTAAATAAATAGAATACTATTAAGGAGGGATATTTGGAAATGAAAGCAAATCCTTACAGAACTCTCATTGGAAAGGACAAGTCTCCTTTTCTTCCGGGCATTACTAAGATTGGAGGACAGAATTATCCTTTTACAAGTAACAAAGGAGAGATCAACGCTTCTAGCCAAGCTGATCTGTTAGTACAGATAGGTAATGCATTAAAGACTGCATCAAAAGGGGAACTTGTTAAGGGGAGTGTCAGGGATACCGCAGAGAGAGCAAAAGAACGAAGACAAGCTTTAGTGGAGGCGGTAAACGACAAAACCGGACAGGCAATGTTCATGTTAGGTCAGGCAATTGGTGCAGAAATCATAGAGACAACGGATAGAGAAGGTTTCGCTCGTCGTATCTGTCTCTACAACGAGATTGGACAAGGCGAAACCAATTTGGTTACAGTTAAAGAGAAGAATGTAGTTGGCTTTATTGCTGTTTCACCTTCACAGGTTACCCCTGTTGAGATTAGGCAGCGTCAACTCATGCCACCTGAGTTTCATATTAATGGATTCATTCTCATAGACACTGCAGAACTTGCTAAGTCTTCTGGAGACCTTTTGGAAGAGAAGTATGAAGAAGGTCTAGAAGCTATTATGGTTCAGGAAGATAGACTCTGGAAAACTATGGCAGATCAGGCAGCTGTCGTACGTAACACAATTCAAAACTTTGCAACTTTTACTCCTGGTGTTTTTGCTCGGTTGATTAACCAGGTTGCTAGGTGGGGTATCCCTACTCCTTCTTGTTTGTTTGCTTCGGATCTGTGGCAAGATATTATTGCTAACAGTGACTTCGCAGGAGTTATGGACCCAGTTACTCAGTGGGAGTTGCTCCAAGAAGGGTATCTTGGTACCATGTATGGAGTAACGATGAATACCGACAATTTCCGTCAGCCTAATCTAAAAGTTTTAGACGCAGGTGAGGTTTACATTGTAGGTGCTCCTATTAATCATGGAGTATTTACTGTTAGAGGTACCATGACTGCAGAACCTGTCAATCGGTATTCTCAGGGTGAGCCTAAAAAGGGTTGGTTCCTGGATGAGATTGCTTCCATGGTTTTGGGTAATGCTATGAGTGTTGCTCGTGGACGTAAGATCTAACCACAAAGAATAGGTGAAAAAACATTTGATTATTAAATTTATCAAATATGATCAGGAGGTTAAAGGAGACCATGAAAATTCGAAGAACAATCAAAGCAGGTAAATTAATTCTAGAGGCTTACGTCCTTGCTAAGTCTGGAAAAACCAAAAATGCAGGAAGGCTTTTCGTTAAAGCTATTCGTGGTACAGCTGCTGATCCTCTTCTAGACGGTTTAGCTAAATCTATTAAAGACATAGAATCTGCTGAAGATGAAGATCTTCTTGATGAGACTGAAGAAGAAGTAGAAGTTGTTAATGATGATGAAGAAGAACTGGAAGCCGAAGACCTGGACAATGATAATGACGATGACGATGACGACGGTATTGAGGAAGAAGAGGAAGAAGAAGTTGAGATACCTGAGTCAGTGGCAAAAGTTCTTCAACTTAAATACTAGTTTTCAGAAAGTATTTAGAATTAATGAGAAGGGGAGACTGTTTCTTCCCTTCTCATTTTTTTGAAGGGAAGGATTAATGACTACTTTTGGAGTTTCCACTGAGATTACTACGGCTACAGATAAAACTCGAAGTAATCTTTCTTCTTTTTATAAATCATTCTCTACAGACTTGGTTAAAATAAATGCTCCGGTTACTATTGCTGCTGAAGCTGACAAAGATTTTGATTTGACTGATAACAGTTTTGTCGCTGTTATCCCAGACAGCTTTGGGTTGGAGAATGAAGTTTTAGAAATTATTCTAACAGACAGTGAAGCCAATACCTTTACTTTGAAACAGGTTGGTTTTTTGTTGTTAAGTTGTTCTAACCTAGTTAGTATGAACATTAAAAATACTTCTTTGACTCAGTCAATAGATATCACTGTAATTTTTTGAAGGAGCTTTAAAATGATCGAACCTTCACTAGCATTTCTGGGACAGTTTTTGGCGGATAGTTTTGAAATAGATAAATCAAAAGTTGTCTATGCAGATAAAGATTCAGTTTTCCGAAAACTTTCTAGCCGTAAACTTCCTTTGACTCTTCCAGGTATAACCTATTACAACACAAATGTGAGTTTTATAGGGGTACAGTTAGGAAGAAGAACAGGAGGTATGAGTATAGATACTAATCTAACTCAGACTATTTCGTCTATCTTAGAAGTGCAACCCATAGCTATGGAAATTTCTGTGGGTTTGATTAGTAGTTCTCTGAATGATCACCTTAATTTAGTCAAGTCTTATGTCGGTTTAATACACAACTCTACTTTTGAAGTTAGTCTTAAAGTAGCTGAGCGCTCAGAGAAGATAAATCTTTCTATTGTAGAATTATCAGAATTGAGTACTCCTCCTGAAGGTAAGGAGGGTTATGACTTTGATAGAGGAGTTTTCTATACTTTAGAAGGTGGTTTTCGTCTTAACAGTTTTGTTCTTTTCACTAAAGACTACAAACTTATTAGGGAAATAGATTACTCTTTGTATCTAGACGGAGAAGATAACGACCCAACTATCAATGAAACTTTTTCTTAG